TGTGGGATGTTATCATCCACAACTACCTGCTCGATCGCAACTACGTGATCCCTCCTGTCAAGGTCGGTGACCCTCGTGATACGATCCTTGGTGGTTATGTTAAGGATCCTCAGGTTGGTGACCACAAGTGGGTTGTCTCTCTCGACTTGAACTCACTGTATCCCCACATCATCATGCAGTATAACATCTCTCCTGATACGTACAAGGGTGTGCTGCCAGATGCTCCTATCCATCTCAGTGAAGGTGCCGACAAGGCTGAACCTCTCGTTCTGATGATGCTCAACGGTCACCTCGACGAAGGCAAGCAGAACTTCCTCAAGACTAACAATCTCACCTGCACTGCTAACATGCGAATGTTCTCAAGAGAGAAGCAAGGGTTCCTCCCTGCTCTGATGGAGAAGATGTACAACGATCGTGTTGTCTACAAGAACAAGATGATCGATGCCAAGAAGCAGTATGAGCAGACCAAGGATACCGAAGTCGGTAAGGAGATTGCTCGCTTCAACAACCTACAGATGGCTAAGAAGATTCAGCTGAACTCAGGCTATGGTGCTCTTGCTAACGTATACAATCGTTGGTATCGTACAGAGTTTGCTGAGGCTATCACGGCGTGTGGTCAGCTGACTACTCGGTGGATCGAACGTAAGCTCAATGAGTATCTCAACAAGACGTTCAAGACTGAAGACTTCGACTATGTGATTGCTTGTGATACAGACTCTGTCTACATCAAGGCTGAACGGTTCCTCGAGCTGTCTGGCAAGGAGATGACACCTGACCAGAGCGTCCAGTATCTTGATAAGGTCTGCACGCAGGTGCTGGAACCGTTCATCGATAAGAAGTACGAAGAGCTGTGCCGCTACGTCAATGGTTATGACCAGAAGATGAAGATGAAGCGTGAGTGTATCGCTGACAAGGCTATCTGGACTGCCAAGAAGCGCTACATCCTCAACGTGTACAACCAAGAGGGTGTCCAGTACGATAAGCCTAAGCTCAAGATGCAGGGCATCGAAGCTATCCGCACTTCGACTCCGATGGTCTGTCGTGATGGGATTAGGGACACGCTCTCCGTGATCATGAACGCTACGGAAGATGAGATGCAGAAGTTCATCATGGACTTCCACACGAAGTTTATGAACCTGCCGTTCGAAGCAATCGCATCACCTCGTTCTGTGTCCGAGCTTGATAAATATGTTGATAGAGGCATGATCTATAAGAAGGGCACTCCGATCAACGTCAAGGGTGCTCTTGTATACAACGATCTGCTCAAGAAGCATAAGTTGACCAAGAGGTATGAGGCTATCGGAGAAGGTCAGAAGATCAAGTACTCCTACCTCAAGCTCCCTAACCCTATTCAATGTAACGTGATCGCTACACCTGGAACACTTCCACCTGAGTTTGGTTTGGACAAGTACATTGATAGGCAGCTGCAGTTTGAGAAGTCGTATCTTGAACCGATTAAGACTATCTGCAATGCCATCGACTGGAAGACAGAAAAGACATACACACTAGAGGATCTTTGGAACTAATGGGTAAGACAATGGAACTAGACGAGAGCTTTGACTTTGGCTTCTCGATCGTCGACGAACAAGAGCTTGATGTACTTCAAGAGGCTGAGGAGAAGCTAACAGTAGTGTCAGGTAATGCTGATGCACTAGAAGAGCGTCTCAACAAGCTATACAACATGGTGATGCCACTTCTAAACAATCTGGCAAAGAACCCTGATAAGAACTACATCTTCTGGCCGAACAGGCTCGCGAAGATTGAACAATTCCGTGATGCACTCGATAAAGTGTATCAAGGTAGTTGACCTTTAAAGTAAATCGTTGTATAAGAAGGATTCATGCGAAGGAGTTACTATGTCCCTAATTGATAAACTAAAGAAGAATTCCACATCCAAGTATACGGCTGTGCTAGCTGACTCTAAGTTCTTCTCCGAGAAGGATATGATTCAGACCAAGGTGCCGATCATCAACGTAGCGCTGTCAGGTAAGCTCGATGGTGGCTTCACTCCTGGTCTGACGATGTTCGCTGGTCCTTCGAAGCACTTCAAGACCGCATTCTCGCTTCTGATGGCGAAGTCGTATCTCGACAAGTATCCTGAGGCTGTCCTCCTGTTCTACGATTCAGAGTTTGGCACGCCGCAGGCCTACTTCAACTCGTTTGGTATCGATACGACTCGTGTCCTTCACACTCCTATCACTGACGTAGAGCAGCTCAAGTTTGACATCATGGCCCAGCTCGAGAACATCGAGCGCAACGAGCGTGTGATCATTGTCGTTGACTCTATCGGTAACCTCGCTTCCAAGAAGGAAGTGGAAGACACTCTCAACGAGAAGTCGGTTGCTGATATGTCTCGTGCTAAGCAGCTCAAGTCGCTGTTCCGTATGGTTACTCCACACCTCACACTGAAGAACCTGCCTATGGTTGTAGTGAACCATACATATAAGGAAATTGGAATGTTTCCTAAGGACATTGTTGGTGGTGGTACTGGATCGTACTACTCGGCCGACAATATCTTCATCATCGGTCGTCAGCAAGAGAAGGATGGTGGTGAGGTTGCAGGTTACAACTTTATCATCAACGTAGAGAAGTCGCGTCATGTCAGAGAAAAGTCAAAGATCCCTGTTACGGTTCTTCATGAGGGAGGCATTTCGAGGTGGTCAGGCCTGGTTGACTTGGCCATTAGTAGTGGTCATGTTATCAAGCCTTCCAATGGTTGGTATCAACGAGTGGACATGTCTACAGGAGAGATTGAAGACAAAAAGTGGAGACTCAAAGACACCGAGTCCAAAGACTTCTGGCTGCCAGTTCTCTCCGACAGCAAGTTTAGTGACTATGTTGAGAAAAAATACAGAGTAGCGTATGGTGACATTCTTGCCGAAGAGGATTCGGTGGATGATGTTTACGACTCTGTAGGTGATGAATGAATACTGAACAAGTAATTCTTTCGAGTCTGATCTCGAATGAGCAATACGGGAGGAAGGTCATACCCTTCCTCTCACACGAATACTTCCACAGCAAGTCTGATCAGGTTGTCTACAAGCTGATCGAGGAGTATGTTGGTAAGTATAATGCGTTTCCTACCAAGGAAGCGCTGGCGATCGACCTTGCCAATAAGCAGATCAATCAGGAGCAGTTTGAGCAGTGCAAGTCTGTCATTGAGCAGATCACTGCGCCTACTACTCTCGATAAGTCTGTTGAGTGGCTGGTCGATACGACAGAGAAGTTCTGCCAGGATAAAGCTATATACAATGCTATCATGGAATCGATCTCGATTCTAGATGATAAGAGTGAAAAGAAGCTGACTAAGGGAGCGATCCCTAAGATCCTGCAGGACGCTCTGTCGGTGTCGTTTGACCAGACGATTGGTCACGACTTCATTGAAGATGCAGAAGCTCGCTACGAATACTATCACCGTAAGGAGCAGCGTCTCAAGTTTGATCTTGACTACTTCAACAAGATCACTCAGGGTGGTATGCCTAACAAGACTCTGAACATTGCTCTCGCTGGCACTGGTGTTGGTAAGTCGATGTTCATGTGTAGCTGTGCTGCAGCTAACCTCAAGGACCACAAGAACGTTCTCTACATCACGCTAGAGCTTGCAGAAGAGCGCGTTGCGGAACGTATCGATGCTAACTTGCTCGACTGTCCTATCCAGGAGCTAGCTGCTCTCCCTCGTAATGTCTATGAGTCGAGAATGGCTAAGATCCGTGAGCAGTCTAAGGGTAAGCTGATCATCAAGGAGTATCCAACTGCTTCTGCTGGATCTGCTAACTTCCGTCACTTGCTCAACGAGCTCAAGATCAAGAAGAACTTTGTTCCTGATGTCATCTACATTGACTATCTGAACATCTGTACGTCTTCTCGCATCAAGGCTGGTTCGAACATCAACTCATACACCTACATCAAGGCGATTGCAGAAGAGCTGCGTGGTCTGGCTGTTGAGTTCAATGTTCCTATCATGTCTGCCACACAGACCACTCGCTCAGGGTATTCTAACTCTGACGTAGGTCTCGAAGATACTTCGGAGTCGTTCGGCCTTCCAGCGACTGCTGACTTTATGTTTGCTTTGATCTCCACAGAAGAACTGGCTCAGATGGGCCAGATCATGGTCAAGCAGCTCAAGAATCG